GACATAAAAGTAAGAGTAGGTCAACAAAATGCAATCAGAGTTGTTTCTTCAATTGCTGGAGAATCATCAGGAACTCTTTCTGGTCTAAGTGATATTAATATAGGAAGTGGATTACAGAACGGAATGGTTCTCGTATACAATTCTGCTACCAACAAATGGGATGCGACTTTAGAGTTAACACCAGGAACTACACAGAATTTAGATATTAATGGAGGCTCATTCTAATGGCAAGTATCATTAGGGTCAAAAGATCTACTGGTACTTCTGCACCAGCAACTCTAAATTATGGTGAACTTGCTATTACTATTGGCGTTGGTACTCACGGCAATAGAGGTGGGAGAGTATTTTCTGGCGATAACTCACAAAACCCACAGTTAATCGGCGGTAGATATTATACAGACCTTTTAAGTATTGCTCCTGGTTTAGTTGCTGGTCAAGATAACCCAACAACACCAGCAAACGGTTTTGTACCTGTCCTTCTTACTGAAAATGGAGGAAATCCAGGAGGATTGGGTGCTGTTTCTCGTTTACCGAGAGTTGATCAGTGGTCGGTAGATAATTTAACGATAGATGGAAATACAATTTCATCTAATGACACGGATGGAGATATTGAATTAAGAACTAATGGAATTGGTGAAGTTGTAATTCCAGATGATCAGTTCTTAACTTTTGGTGACAGTAAGGATGTAAAACTAGAATATGATGAAAATGGCAGTGATGCGCTTCAGGTAACTGGAGCTCCATGGGTTTGGAATAGTGTCCAAACTTACAATATGCCAGCTGGCAGTCAATTTGTAATTGACAATGTTGGTATTTCATCTAATGTTATTTCTACCAGACCAGGTGGTGGAAATGTTCTTTACATTGATCCATATCCCGATGGATTAAGCAATGAAGGAACTGTTATTGTTAAGGGGGATTTACAAGTTGATGGTACAACAACCACTGTTAATTCATCAACTGTTAGTGCTAATGAAGCAATCCTAAATCTTGGTGATGTAACCAGTGTTAGGACGGTAATGGAAACCGTCGTTTCTGGTGTAAGCACTATTAGATTGGATTCGGTTGTTGGTATTAATACTGGTGATGTTATTAGTGGAAATGCTGGATTAAATATTGGTGCTGCTAATACAGTCACTTCATACGATTCAGTCAATAAGGTTATTACTTTAACCGATCCAACTATTGCTGGTATTTCAACAACAACTGAACTGACAATAACCCACGCATTTGATACTAATACTGATCGTGGTATTTCTTTTAATTATAACACAAGCAGTGGAACCAGCAATAATAAAGTTGGTTTCTTTGGTATGGATGATAGTTCCATAGCAGCTAGTGGTGTTTTCGAATCTCATGCTGATAATAGTAGAAGACTAACTTTTATTCCAGACGCAACTATCTCAAATAGTGTTGTATCTGGAACCAAAGGATTCTTAGATATTAAGGGTATCTACTATCAAGCAGGTGATTTCTCAACTCACGGTGTTACTTATTTTGATAGCACTGGTTTACAGAGATCGACAACTGCTCCTTCTGCAGCAACATTTACATCAACACAAGTATTAACCGCTGTAACAGAGGTTGTTTTAACATTGAGTGGAAACGCAAGTTTGGCTGCTGGATCACAAATTACCCAGCAAAATAACAGTGCGGCATATGGTATGGTTAAAACCACTACCACATCTTCAAATACTGTTACTTTGATCGGTGTTCAGGGAACATTTGATACTACAAATGACATTGTTTCTGAGGGAGCGAGTGTCAATGTTAATCCAACAAATGTTTCTACTACATATACTGACAGACCAGTTTGGACAACAACAATTGACGGGGGAACTTTCTAAAAATGATGAATAGTGAAGTTGATATCAATGTATTAGTGACTCTATATAATCAAAAAATAGCGGCACTAACTAATCAAAATGTTTTATTGGAGGCAAAGATCCAAACTTTAAAAAAAGATTTTGAGGATGAAAAGAATAATTTACTGGCACAACTTTTAGAATTTAAAAAAGGAAAACCAGTAAATAATTCTAAATCCAAGTCTCCAATAAAAGATGATGATTTTCAAAACTCAGGGGTTGAAGAGTAATGGCAAAACCATCAACGCGTCAAGGATTAATTGATTACTGCCTAAGGCGTCTAGGTGCTCCTGTCCTAGAGATAAACGTTGATGATGACCAAATTGATGATTTGGTTGATGATGCCATTCAATATTTTAATGAGAGGCACTTTGATGGTGTTGAAAGGATGTTTCTCAAATACGAAATTCAGCAAGAAGATATTGATAGAGGAAAAGCTGGTGGAACCACAGGTGTTGGTATTGTAACCACTACAGCAACATCTGTTGATACTGGTGCTGGATCTTTTACATCATCTTTTTACGAAAATTCAAACTTTATTCAAATTCCAGATTCAGTTGTTGGAATTGAAAGGGTATTTAAGTTTGATACTAGCAGCATTTCTGGTGGAATGTTTAGTATTAAGTATCAGTTATTCTTAAATGATCTTTATTACTTTAACTCAGTTGAATTGCTTCAATATGCAATGACCAAGAGTTATCTAGAAGACATTGATTTCCTATTAACAACCGATAAGCAGATAAGATTTAATAAGCGCCAAGATAGGATGTATCTTGATATTGACTGGAACGCTCAAAGTGCTGGCAACTTTTTAGTTATTGATTGTTATAGAGCACTTGATCCAGCATCATTCACTCAAGTTTATAATGATAGTTTCGTTAAAAAATACTTGACATCATTGATTAAACGCCAGTGGGGGCAAAATCTAATTAAATTTAGAGGAGTCAAATTACCTGGTGGTATTGAATTGAATGGTAGAGAAATCTATGAAGACGCTGAAAGAGAACTAGAGCAACTCAAGCAAACAATGATGCTTGAGCATGAATTACCACCTCTCGATCTTATTGGATAATGGCACTAAATCCCTTCTTTCTACAAGGTTCTCAGTCTGAACAAAGACTTGTTCAGGAACTAATTAATGAACAACTTAGGATGTATGGGGTTGATGTTACCTACATCCCAAGAAAGATTGTCAATAAGGATACGATTTTTAACGAGATCGAATCTTCCAAGTTTGATGACAATTATACTATAGAAGCATATGTGAACACATATGAGGGTCATTCTGGTGCTGGAGATATACTAACAAAATTTGGAATGTCTCTTAGAGATGAACTAACGATAACCATTTCTAAGGAAAGATATGATGATTTCATTGCTTCATTCTTGGAAAGTGAGAGTGATGATGAAATTATCCTATCCAGTAGACCTAGAGAAGGTGATTTGGTTTATTTTCCTTTGGGACAAAGATTATTTGAAGTTAAGTTTGTAGAGCATGAAGATCCGTTCTACCAATTAGGCAAAAACTATGTCTATCAACTGAAGTGTGAACTCTTCGAATATGAAGATGAAGTTATAGACACTACAATTGGTGAAATTGATACTCAGATCAAGGAAGAGGGATATATTACAACTTTACAATTAATTGGTATTGGGCAAACAGCAACTGCTTCTGCTCTTATCAATAGTGGATATGTTAGAGAAGTATTTTTAAATAATGATGGAAATGGATATACTTCTACACCGGTTATTCAATTTGATGATGCTCCAACAGGAGGATCAACTGCTACAGCAGTTGCTATAACAACATCTAGAGGTGGAGTTGCATCTATAAAGGAAATATTAATAACAAACGCTGGTTCTGGATATACTGTGGCACCTAATATTAACATCTATAGTGGTGGTGGTACTGGAGCAGCGGCAACTTGTTCAATAGAAACATCTAATAAAGGCGTTGTTTCTATCGCAGTTGACGATGGTGGATCTGGATATCCAACCATCCCAACCGTCACAATTGCTCAGCCATCGGTAGGAGCAGTGGCAACAGCAACGACTGGTATTGGAGGAACCGTAGCATCACTAACACTAGTAAATGCTGGTGTGGCATACGCACAGGCACCAGTCGTAACCATTGCTTCCCCAGTCGGTAGTGGTACAACAGCAACAGCAACAGCAACAATTGGTGTTGGTGGAACAGTAACTTCTCTAACCATCGTAGATGCTGGAAGTGGATATGGTAGTGATCCTGCGGTTACAATAGACAATAGTGATTCTATAAAAGATCCCACACTAGCAGTAAGAGCAGTGGCGAAGGCAGAAATTTCTTCGGGAAATATTGTAACTGCTATTAGAATTGTAAATCCTGGTATTGGATATACAGAAGCACCAACAGTTACAATATCTAACCCACCATTGGTTTCTGGATCTGGCGTATTCCAATTCAATGAACTTATTACTGGTTCTACAAGTGGAACTACAGCAAGGGTTAAAGAGTGGAATTCAACTACAAATACTATGAAGATATCAATAATTGATGGATACTTTGTTCCTGGTGAGACTGTTGTTGGATCGGCATCATCTGCGACTTATGCTGTTGGTTCGTATAGTTCTGATGATACCTATAATAAATACACTGACAATGATGAGATTGAGACGGAAGCAGATCTCATACTTGACTTTACAGAATCCAATCCATTTGGTACTTATTAATGTTAGGAACTTATTTTTATCACGAAATAATCAGAAAAACAGTCGTTTCATTCGGAACACTGTTTAATCAAATTTATGTAAAGCATAATGATGCTAACAGTGATGTTGAGAGTGAAATAAAAGTACCTCTGGCATATGGTCCTGCTCAAAAGTTCTTGGCAAGGTTGGAACAGCAAGCAGATTTGAATAGAGCAGTTCAAATTAATCTCCCAAGAATGTCATTTGAGATGAATAGCATCTCATATGATCCAACTAGAAAAGTTTCCGTAACTCAAACTTTTAAAGCAGTAGATGATAATACTAGGGTTAAAAAGGTTTATATGCCTGTACCATATAATCTTGGATTTGAATTAAACATTTTAACCAAATTAAATGATGATGCATTACAGATATTAGAGCAAATTCTTCCATATTTTCAACCATCATTTAATGTTACTGTTGAGTTGATTGACTCTATTGGCGAAAAGAGAGATATACCAGTTGTTTTAGATAATATAAGTTTCCAAGATGATTATGAGGGTGATTTTTCCACTCGTAGAGCACTAATCTATACATTACAATTTACGGCAAAAACATATCTGTTCGGTCCAATTGCTGATAGTACAGAAGGAATTATTCGTAAGGTTCAGGTTGATTATTATACCGACACTAACCAACTATCTGCTAAGAGACAAGTTAGATATACAGCAACACCACAAGCAAGAAAAGATTATGATAATGATACTGGGGCACTGTTAACGGAAGCAGTAGATACATCAGAAACTATTATCTCGTTAAATGACACTTCTGGTCTTTCTGTTGGTGGAAGAGTTATTATTGATAGTGAAATTATGAAGATAACCAACCTAACTAGCACATCAATGACTGTTAAGAGGGGTTATGATTCAACAATTGCTGCAGAACATGCCAATGGAACAAAACTAAATGTTCTTAGTACTGCGGATGACTCTAGAATCGTTGTTGGTGATGATTTTGGATTCAATGAGTCTTTAGATTTCTTCGAAAGTGGAGCAGACTTTAGTCCAACTAGAAAAGTAGATTTGTGAGTGATTTATGACAGATAAATTTAATGCGATTGATGAGTCTCTTAATACTACATATGAGATAACAAAAGCGGAGGAAAAACCTTCGGAAGTAGAGGTTGTTAAAAACGACAAACCAACTGATATTAAAAAAGATTATGAATATACAAGAGCAAATCTGTACTCATTGATTGAAAAGGGACAAGAAGCAATCAACGGTATCATGGAACTTGCCGGTGAAGGTGGTAGTCCAAGAGCATATGAGGTTGCTGGTCAGTTAATTAAGAGTGTTGCTGATACAACAGATAAACTTATTGATTTACAAAAGAAGCTAAAAGATGTAGAAGAAGACGTTGGAAACAATAAAGGACCAAATACAGTTACTAATAACGCTGTTTTTGTTGGATCTACATCAGAACTTCAAAAACTACTCAAGCAAGGTTTTCTAAATAATAAAGAATAGTTTATAACCTAAAAATGGGTTGGTCTGAGAAGTACAAGAAGTCTATTGACTGTGGTGACCCAAAAGGGTTTTCTCAGCGTGCTCATTGTCAGGGTCGTAAAAAGAAAATGAACGAAGCAAAAGAAAAAGATCATGAAGTGTCAATGGCACAATCTCAGTTAAAAAAATCTGAAGAAAATATCAGAAAACTGAGAAAAGCACTCGGTAAAAAGGAAAAGAATATTCCTGCTTGGGTTCAGGCAAAGATTACTGATACTGAACACAATACTGATGCTGCATCATCTTATATGGATGAAGGTAAGCGTGATGGTAAGTCTGCCAAAGACAAAAATTACTCACTTCGTGATTGGTTTAAAGGTGGTGGATGGGTTCAAGCAGGTGGTAAGTATGATGGAAAACCCTGCGCTAAACAACCAGGTCAGAAGACCAAACCATTCTGTCGTGATGCTGACGACCGTGCTTCTATGAGTGAAGATGAAAGAGAAAGAAGGGCAAAGAAAAAGCGTAGAGAAGATCCAAACCCAAATAGAAAGGGTAAGGCAAAGATTGTAAGAGAAGAGCAAATTGGAATTCCTATTCCACCAGAAAAGGGTGGATTGCAGAAAGTAATGAATCCACTCATTAAAAAACATGGTGGGGGTAAACTTATTGATCCAACACCAAAAGGATCTGCAAATCTTGAAAAGGCACATTTTGAACCTAAGGGTAAAATAGTTTCTGAAGGTATTCCATATAAAGTTGGAGACACAATTCCACCTTCCGCAACTAAACCACAACCAAAACCAACAGGTGCTGCAAAGTTTAAGTTTAATGTTGATAAAACGGGATTACAAGGACCAAAAAATCCTCTTGGTGAAGAAACTAAAAAAGATGCTTGCTATAAGAAAGTAAAATCAAGATATGATGTTTGGCCAAGTGCTTATGCTTCTGGTGCTCTAGTCAAGTGCCGTAAAGTTGGTGCCGCAAATTGGGGTAATAAAACAAAGAATGAAAACTATGATTATTCCAATTGGAGAGATGACTTTAAAGCACTGGAAATTGAATCAATTGACATTATTAAACCAGAACCACTTCAACCAACTGATGGTATTGGAAGCAGAATGCTTGAAGAAGGTAAAGGTAAGAAGTGTTGGAAAGGTTATAAGAAAGCAGGAACTCAAAAACTCTTTGGTAAAACTTATAATCGTTGCGTGAAAGAAGGAAATAAATCTTTCGGTCAGTTTATGGATGAAATGTATCAAGGTGCTGCTCCACCAAGGAAACCTCCAATTATTGCACCAGGAATGCCGAAGGTTCCATTTATCGATACGGATACTCCAACAGACAAGATGAATAGATTGAAAAGACATGTTAGAAAGAGTGAATATTTGGATGCTAAATCCAATACCAAAAAACCAACCCAAGTAGCACACTTTGAACCAGAAGGTGAAATTATTGAGGACTGGCAGAAGGTTAATAAGTCGGACAAAACTGATGGAATGAGTCCTGCAGCAGTTAAGGCATATCGTCGTGAGAACCCAGGTTCCAAACTTAAGACTGCCGTAACTGGAGATCCAAAACCAGGCAGCAAAGAT